CTTGCCACGTTTAAACTCAGTTGGTGACCCTAATGAGCGGTAGCTTGTTACGTGTCTACCCACGCTAAGTATATTTCGGATACTTTACGAAAGTACCTGAAGATGAAATTGCATTTTTAACAACCAACATATTCAAATCGGGAAAATCATCGACTAACTCAGAAACTGTCAAATTACTCTTTCGCATCAGTTTAGTAATATCCTTTGATTCTGAAGACATTACCCTAGTATACAATTGCGACCTAAGAGATTTTTTTGAAACATCAACTTTTGAGACCAAGTAAAGATGCATGAATCTCAAAAAATTATAGGCAGTGACATTGGATCCCATGGAGTCATATGCATTTCCGATACAAGATAATATTTGATCCAGAATATCCCGGTCCGGATTGCTGCCAAATGCAATTCTATGATAATAGGAGTCAACCGTTCTGTAAGGGACAACAGGAGGCATATCTAGGTTGACTCTAACCATATGAGGAGGAAGACTTATAAAAAATTTTTTTAAAAATATCAGTCCTCTACTCTTCAATCCACCAAAATTATCAGGGACGGACAAGTACTCACAATTCGGTCGCACATCTCTAGACTTAAGATCGAAGAAATTATACAAAAAATTAACAAAATGATCTTCACTTATTATATGAGCTAATTTTTTTATTGTCCGGAGAATATGATCATCACCATATATTACAATGTTAATCCACAACTTCCTACAACAACGATCAATTTCTTGCCTATGTGAGGGATTTTTTTCCCAAACCGATTGTATGAAAAGTGAAAACATCAACATCATTATCCATGAATCACCATGACTGGTGATATAAGAACCAGAGGGCATCGCACCTTTAATGATCCTCCATTCGTCCCCGAACAAATGCGTAGCCCGAGCTGAAATTGCCTCCAAACAATGTCTAACTATTATTTTGTATGTACGCTCGTCCAAATCATCACCGAATTTATAGTATCTTCCCCCAGTTATGACGTAAAGCTCCAAAAAGAATCGCTTTATTCCCAAGTCCAGACCTTTAACGTCACCATCACCAAATATTGGAGCATATTCAGGACCATACTTCGCAATTATCTTAGCTATCTTTTCCGGATTTGCTTTCAAATACTTCATCAACCTCCAAGCTCCACCATTCCACCATGTATCGCCAACCCTAATTTGTCCGCCACGTTCAAGGCCTTGGCGAACATTTTGGACATGGGCATGGATGGCATAATCACTAATAAATGGTAAGATGTAGTTACGATATTTATTCTTTAATTCTCTAACATCTTTCTCTAAAGCATCGACTAATCTAGTATCTATGGGTTTTGAAGATCCGACCTTAGTATTGACGTATTTTGGCAAGGTATGATCAAGATCAAACCTCGCATTGGCCGCGGCAGTATGAGCATCAAAGTCGTTAACAGATTCTAGTTTTTGAACCGCTACAAAACCAACCGTTTCTCTCTTCATCATCTCGTTACGTTTTGCAAAGTCTAGAAGATGACTGTATTCCATTTTAGCATACTCGAGTTGATCTTTTTTTTTTCCATTAACTGTACGAATCATCGCATAGTCATCTGCTAGTTCTATTTTCGATGGACCTGCACGGCATCCAGCGGACGACATAAGCGGCATGCCAAAAAACACATCCATATCTGGATCGTATCGAACTGTTCCAAAATGTTTTTTTACATCCATCATATCATACATCCTGTTAAGAGCCGGCTGTAAGAGCGGGGCAACTGTCCTACCAACTTTATTAAACGAATTTGTAGGTTGATCCATTTTTTTTAGGCCCATTACCAATTTTTCTCCATTCAAGTTTTCTAATGTATATCTTTGATACTGACCATAACGACCACCAGTGAAAACTCTATTGAAAGAGGAAAGATTAGCTAAAAGCTGATGATTCATGGAAAGAGGATTTTTTGTCAACGTAGATCCTTCATACTGGTATCTTCCCGTAACGCCATCCCAGCCCGTCCAATTCTGGGTCAAAAATGCCGAAGCATCTGACCAATCACGACCAGGTGTACCTAAAATTTCTGATTTTTTAAAAATTCCAACCTCTTCCATGTACTCAACGGTCATTTTTCCTCCAAATTTGGACATTATTGAAGCATCCCATATTTTCATGCCATTGGCAACGTGAATACCCGGATGAGGAAGCGTCTGATCACAAGTACCAGAGTTTTTATGGAACAACGGGGGAATTTTTGCCATGTTAGCATAAGTTTGAGAACTAAACATGATTTTAACATATTCCCAATCTTCTCTCTTTGAAATAGGTATAACCGTTCCATTGATCATTGCAAATGACGACGCTATCTTAGCAATTGCCCTAACGATCATCATATCTCTATCAGCATATGTCTCATAATCCGCTCGTCTGAGAACAAAATTAAAATTGTTAAATAACGGATCTAAGATAGTGACCGTTAAATCACACTTGCAATCATCATGTCGTCTACACGTAGTGTCCGACCACTCGTATTTAATTCTTTTCATAATTGCGTTTCGATAAAACAAATATTTTAACACAGCGTAAGACTTTGGTAGGAACCTAACCTTCTGCACTGCGTCGTGCGCGTCGTCCGATAATTCTTTAGATACAATCGTAGCACTTATTCTCGAAAAGACGTGGCGCCTAGCAGCCCGCGTCTAAACAAACTTCAAAGAGAG